CCGCAAGGGGGCGCGGCAAGGTGAAAATCTTCACCGGCTGCTACGGTTTTACACGTGCAGTTACCCATAAATCAGCGAGGTTCCCATATGCCATACGGTCTTTTTAAGAGTCCAGATCGCTTAAACACGACTTGGTCTCGTGATCAGTTGAATAACACTGAGCACTATCCGACGTGGCGTTGGGAAGTTACAAACATCGAACAACGCGCTGGTCAGAACCATGTTCACGATTCGAAAACTGACAAACGCCTCCCCTTCCAGAAGTTTTCATTCTCGAAGGATGGCAAGTCAGTCCGGATCTACATGGGTAATCAGCGCGTCCCTGTTCGTCGTTATCGCTGGGTAGGGCCAAGGGGCAACAGGCGTAAAGAGTATTATATTCTTCACGTTGATCGTCATCTCTATCAAACGATTCCATTCACCAAGTTTACTTATAGGTCGGCTCACCATTCGAAGGATCTCCTTCTAATGTTAAAGCCGAACCCGTTAACTTATCAAGCAACGTTCTCTAAATTTCCGGAATTTGCCCGGTTTACCGGGTACCGAAAAGGGATTACGCCAGTTGAGAGTTATTTAGTGATAGGTAGTGGATGCGTTGATGGAGAAATGGATCAAGGGCGCTCGCAGTCCGACCTCTCCAATCGTATGCCATTCACGGCAGCGGATTACAACCCGCCGTCGCAAGTTTGGACCGATTTGAAAAATAAGGCCCGTTCCGGGCTTTACGAGAAGGTCGCGTCGCGCTTTCCTGATGTTGGCACAATGGTTGGGGAATCGAAAGAGACCCTCGCCATGTTACGCAAACTAGCGAATCAAGGTGCTTCACTTGTTTCGGACCTAATCCGTAAGGATAGGAAACGTCTGATGGGTCGGCTGAATATGCCTGTCCAAAAGATATCGTCTGCGTGGCTAACTTATGTCTACGGTATTAAGCCGCTGATTAGCGATCTTGAATCACTTCAAGAGCTGCCTAATCAATTCGGAATCCGCACATACACCAAAAAGGCTATGATTGAGGGGAAGTCTACCATTCCATTTACGAGTGGTACCCTTTCTTCATGGCATACCGACTTCTGGTATAAATTAGAAGTTCGGACCGGTGTGATTATGAGTGCGGACCTTTCAAAGGTCCGAAAGGCTGCTGCAATGAACCTGTTCAACCCAATCGGAGTCGGGTATCAATTGATACCGTTCTCTTTTATGGTGGACTGGATCTACGATCTCGGAGGTTACCTTAACTCCGAATCCGCGTTGCAGTACGGTTTCCTGTACGGCTGGGAGACGACTACTACCCGTAAGATTTGGCACGATTACCAAAGTGTCGGTTTCTCGCCCCGCCCCGATTATTGGGTCGAGACGCTTACACCCCCACTTCTCTATCAACGAGAGTGGGTAGACGTGAGCCGCAGGGTCTTTAGCTTAGCTAATTTCCCTGCAATGCCCACGCCCAAAGTCGACCTTTCGTCACTAAACGAGATAAAAGGACTAAATGCCCTTTCAATTCTCGTCCAACGACATAAGGCCTTTTCTGGAATGTAAACTAACCTACTGGAGGCAACAATGCCTGCTTTCGCAGTTCTCCAACTGAAGAATCAGATTGGAACAGAGACTCCGTTTAACCCCGCGAGTATCAATCCTGCCACGCAAGTGGCGACTTGGCTTGGTGCGGGTGCTACCCTTGACGCACGCGTCATGGTGACACACTCACTGGTCCTGCCCACTGGAAAAAGCACAAGAGTTCGTGCTAAACAGCGGGTGGTGATCCCTATCATTGATGCGGTTTCTGGGCAAAAGGTTGATGAAATCATTGTAAATATTGATTCCTCAATTCCCAAGAACAGCGCCCTTGGTGACCGTCAAAACATCCGCGCACATGTCGCGGATCTAATGACAGACCCAATCGTGGTTGCTGCTTTCGAGAACTTCGAGTCGGTGTATTAATACCGATTAGAAACCTAATGCTAGTTTCCTTGTTTAGAGCTCAGCTCTATCAAATCAATGGTTGGTCCTTATGGCACAAGTCAGCAGGAAAGATTATCGAATAATCTTAGATACACTCACTCTTCTCGACTGTCCTCGTAGTCTTACGGTAGCTATTTTATTTCGCTACAGTGAGTATGAGCAGATTGTCAATTTGTCTTTTGACGCTCTAGCTTATAACACGCTACAGGATGCTCGTTCGGCTTTATGCTCAACAGATCTCCTGAAGAAGAACCGGTTCCTCCCGATACCTAGTATCGATAAAAACCGTGTAGCTCTCGACGGATTTCTAAAGGCTGAAGCAAGTTGTCAAGAAACCAATGATCGTTTGCTTCGGGGTAATCCCGACTACGACGGCCTCTTATGGGCCGCTAGTAGAAAAATCGCAAATGTCCTTGGCGTCTTCGACGCGGGTGAGTTGGTAAACTTAAGCGGGTGGGGTCCTGGAGTTACTCTATCTCTACGATCGGGTAATAACACGCTCTTTAAGAAATTTCGCCACGATGGCGAAGTGACACCCAAATTTTACCTTTTGTCCAAATTGCTCTGTGACGCTTCTTCTCCGTACTGGAGTGTGAAGCCGAGGGTATATGAGGGTAATCGAGTAATAACCGTTCCTAAAAACGCAAAAACGGACCGCGTTATTGCGGTCGAACCTAGCTTGAACCTCTTTTTCCAAAAGGGGGTCGGAGCGATGATTCGTAAGCGTTTGAAGAAATGGGGAATCGATCTTAACACACAAGTGCGAAATCAGGAGCTAAGTCGCTCCGGTTCTTTTTCTGGTTCGTTAGCTACGGTTGATTTCTCTTCCGCCAGCGACACGATCTCATATCGTCTTGTGATGGACCTCTTACCATGGAATTGGTTTGAAGTCCTCGATGTGTTAAGGTCTCCACGCGGTATGTTGGACGGCTCTTTGCTAGAATATGAGAAATTCTCCTCCATGGGGAATGGCTTCACTTTCGAGCTAGAGTCGTTGATCTTCTGGGCACTGGCGCGAGCCGTAGCTGAAGAACAGAACTGTGACGCGTCCGAGATATCCGTTTTCGGAGATGACGTCATAATCCCAACAGTTTTATACGAGCGTTATTCCCAGTTATGTTCCTACGCTGGATTTTCAGTAAATAAGGCGAAGAGTTTTTCAACGTCTTACTTTCGTGAATCCTGCGGTGGTTATTTCTGGAATGGCGTTAGTATAAAGCCGGTTCGTTTGATAGAATCCCTCGCTTCGAAGGAAGCGTCGTATTCTTATCATAATCGTCTAAAGGAGTACGATAGTAACGAGGCTTTTGATAAGCTCTTTTCGTCACTTCGTGCTTTCCTTAGGAATTCTGTGAAGAATCCCTGCTTTGTACCACCTTCGTATGGAGATTCTGGATTCCGCCTTACCAAGCCCCGTGGGTTTTATTCCACTAGGTCTGGCGAGTACCGGTTCCGTTATCTTTCAAGCGTTAGTGATACCGAGACTGCCGAAGATCACGCCGTACTCTTAACACAGTACTGGCTAAATCAACGTGCAGGTCTAGACGAAGACTGTATTTTCCGATATCAATCCGGCAATGCAGTCACGAACGTCATCGGCGGATCCCGCTGTCGCGGGAACGACGCCGATGTACCGAGGAGCGGCAGGCGGGTTGTCAAGACCGCCCGTTTGTCGTACTGGTGTTGAGGGTTTCCTCCGCGTTTCAAACGCGGGGACTCCCCTTCCAGCTCCCCCTAGCTAAATAGGGGTGGTGGACTTGCGTCCATAATTTGAA